TTCATAGCGCTCAATCATAGATGCTGATAGTGGAGCCTTGGTTGAAGGATCTGTGACAGTTAAGATTCCTGATAGAAGAATGGCGTCATAAAGTTTTTTAGCAACTAGGAAAAGGTCTGCAAAACCATCTCCAATTTGTCCGAGTAAGTTTTCCAAATCCTCATCATAGGTATCTTTAGAGAATTGTAGTGGAGCTTTTTCTTCTAAGTCAAAATGTTTTTTAAAATCAGCTTGATTTCCTACAATTAACTTGAGAAATTCTGAAAAGAGACCAGTGGATTTTTCATCAGAAAAGAGTTTTAGAACGCGTTCTCTCTTTGCAGATTTACTAATTTTATCAGTAAATATTGCTTCGACTTGCGCCTTTTGTCCACTAAGTGAACTTCCTTCAAAGGTGTTGTCGTAAATGCTTATAAATTCATTAAAAATTTTTTGAATATCATTGTTTTTAATATCGAAAGATTCTTCATATAAAAAATGTCCGCGGTATTTAATCATATGAGCTAATGCCAGATAGATCAAACGCAAATCTGCTTTTTCATTTGACTCTGCTAGTTGCTTTCTTAAATGATAGATAGTTGGGAAATTCTTATGATATTCTTTTTCTTCTGCCAAGGTAGCAAAAATAGGGTATTTACTTCCTCTTTTATCCTCAGGAACTAAAAAGGAGTCATCTAATCGATGAAAGAAACTACTATCCAACTTGCTTATTTCCTCAGAAAAGATTTCTTGAAGATAGCGAAGACGATTTTTTCGACGGGTATAGCGACGGCGCGCTGTTCGTTTTAGACGTCTATCTTCAGCAGTAGTCCCTTCATCAAATAATAAAGCTCCAATTAGATTTTTCTTGATAAAGTGTTTATCAGTATTGCCCAGAACTTTCATCTTTTTCGATGGCACCTTATAGTCATCCGTAATGACGGCCCATCCAACGCTATTTGTTCCTATATCAAGTCCTATTGAATATGGTTTCTTCATAAAAAATCCCCTTTTATAAATTTGTTTTTTATGTCAATATTTTAACACAAAAACGTTTACATTTAAAGAAAAATATTATATAATTACTTTGTTGGAACTATTCGAAACAACACAGCAAGTTAAAATAAGGCAGTGGTTTTTAAGCCCAGTCCGTATTCAACTTGAAAAAGTGCGCACCGATTCGGTGCTTTTTTATTTTCTATACTAACCGTATTGTACTCCTATTTCCTAAAAAACAATTTATTTTATAGATTTTTTATTTAAACATAGAAAAAAACTACGTTTGACAACGTAGTTTTTCATATCCATGTCCCCTGCCGACATACACTGATATTTTAAATAAATAAAAGTGAATTAAAAAGCCTTGCAAAAAGGCTTTTTCTGTTTTTTGTTTTATATTCTTTTATATTCTTTTATAAACTTTTTGGGCGGATTTTGGGTTTCTAAATATCATTGAACCTTTTCATTTCGGCAAGCACTTGCTCAGTAAGAACTTTTTCCGCAAAGTCGCCCTCTGCTATCTCTTCTGCAGTATAGTAGTAATCGACTATCGGCTTTTGGTCTATGGCTTCAATGTAATCTCCACGGACGATATAAACATACTCGTCTGTCAAACCCTCTGCCATGTCAGTTTCTAGCTCTGCGATTAAATCAGAATAGTCATAGCTGATTTTGAAATTTCCTGCATCGATCCAAGCTTGCACTTTTTCAATTGTTTCGATTGTTAAGTTCTTGAACAATCTCTCGCCATTCCGCAATCTAGTGACTGCAGAACGTGAGATGCCCAGTTCCTTTTCAAAAAGATTGGCAGGAATGGCCTTGTTCATCAAGACCATTTCTACCATTTTAGTATTAACTTTCATCAAGTCACCTCTCAATCGTTGATGTATGCTACGAGAGCGTAATCTTCAAGCCATTGAGCGATTGTTCCGCTTGATGCTAATTTGTAGAAAATTGTTCTAGCATCTTCTTGCTTATTTAATTCAAAGAATTTTATACGATCTTGATTGCTTGCATTAGCAAGTTCAGCTAATACATTCGCAGCTTGTTTATCGATTGGATATTCTTTGATGATATCAAATGCGAATTGTTGTACTTCTTGAAGTTGTTCTTTGTATGTATTCATTTTGTTTTACCTTGAGAGCTTTTTGCTCTCCCTTTCTTTATCTTGATTATATTATATCATAACAGTTGACTTATGTCAACAATAAAATTAAAAATTTTTAGGCTGTTTGCCCGAAAAGTTCAATATGAAGTTTTACTGCACGCATTGCCATAGACCATACGCTTGTTCCTGCCCAAGTTTCTTTTTCCATGTTTTCAACATTTACCATTTTTGTGTAAGCGTCCATTTCAAATGAAACTCCCAATTTTTTGCAAGCCCAATTCCAAGCTTTTACTTCTTCAGAAGTTTCAGCGTTTTCAAATTTTTGGTTAACACGTTCAACAACTTCTTTTTCGTGTGCCCATGCTTCTTTCAAGCAAAGAGCAAATGTTTTTTGGCCTTTTAATTCCATCCAAGTAAGATATTCAAAATCTGCAAGAGTGATGTCTTCGTTATTGAACAAGTTCCAAGCTTCTTTCATAATTCCTGATTTGTCGTAAGATACTTTTTTCATTTTGATTTCCTCTTTCCTTATCTTTAAATATATTATACACCTTTTGTTGACTCTTGTCAACACTTTTGATAAACTTTTTTAAAAAATTTTTATTTTTTTAGCAAACAAAAAAGCCCCAACCGATTGGCCGAGGCAGCGTATTATTTAAAAGTGTCTTATAAAGAAGCGAACTCCTTTCTGTTATTATCCGTGAGCTTCTGTGAAGCGTTTAAAGTCGTCATTGCCAAGAGACACAACTGGCAATCCCAGAGTGTCTTTAAAGCTGTTTACTGATCCGATGTCGGATAGACCGATGTACTTGCCGCCTACGAATACGCCGAACCCATATTTCCCGTTTTTCAAAATAAATTCTTTCATTAGTTTTAAATCCTCCAAATTTGTGATTTCAATATCTGTTTTTACATCATCAAAAGGCAACTCAAACCAGCCGAGCATTTGCTGAGCTGGCGCTTGCCAGTTGGCATAGCTAAATGTGCCGTCGCTAGACAGGTTGCGAATAACCTTGCGTGTCCAACCGCCATTGTACAAAGCATCAGCATTGCTGTCAATGTTCTGCTCAATCGTTGTGATTGTGCCATCTGGATTGTGTGCGACCACAAATCCGATATGGCCGAACTCATGATAAGGCAGACAGTTACTGACGAATACAGAGCCAACAGGCGGTTTGTTAGAGCCGTTAAAGCGTGTTACTTTTAGACCGAGATTTGCAGCCCGGTCTAAGCAATCAATTGCGTTTACATAGCTAAAATTAAGCTTGTATAGCCCTTGATACTGCAAAATGTTATCAATCAAAGCTACACATTGCCCACCATAAGGATTGGTAGGCACTTCCATGCGCTGATTGACAACGCTTTCCAGCTTATCAAGTAGTTGTTTTTGAGTCGTCAAAAGACCACCCCCCTTACATCAGTCTTCTTTTAATTCAGACAAGTTCATCAAGATACATGTCAGACCTGCAAGGCCGACTGTAGATGCAACTACTACCCAGTTGACTTCCGTCAGCAGGGCAGACGAGCCAATGACACCAAGCGCAGCTTGAGCCATAGTCTTGATTACTTTGATAGCGAGTTTCTTAGTGTATGTGTTCATGATTTAACTTCCTTTCTTTTCGATCATGATTTTGAGTTCTTTGACGTCTTCCGTCAAATTCTTGATTTGCTCCGTCATAGCGACGAGAGCTTGGTTTTGCTTGTCATGGTCGTCCAAGCGACGACCATGGTTTTTGGTCTGCTGCTCCAGAAAGCCTAAACGCAATTCCAATGAGTTGATTTTGGTCGCTTGCTCAATGCTTTTAGCCCGCAGAACATTGTAAAAACCGTAAATGGTTATGATAAAACCAATCACAGTAATCAAAAATTGGTACTCTGGTTTCAAATAATAATCACCCCCTTTCTAGCTAATTGCTAATATTTGGCAGCACGATAGTCCACGCCCCAGATTTCAGCATGTCCTCTGCAGACTGGCCTGTGTAATTGTAACCGGTCATGCCAGTATATTTGACAATCGTCCGATTGCCTTTCTGCCACTTCGGATTGGTATCATAAGGATAGTTAATTGTGACGAATGTCGGCCCTGTATATCGTTTTCCGACAACTGGCGCATCAATCTTCTGTGCTAGAGCTGTGTAGCTATTGATGTCAAGTCCGCCAGAGATCCCAAGAGCGATATAAGTGACAAGTTCGAGTAGTTCTTTCAGCTCTGCACGCTGCAGAGTCGCTTCTTGCTCTTTCTTGTCCGCTTCCTGGAATTTCTTCTTGATTTCCTCGTCCTGCTCTTTCTTGGCACGGTCTGGGAAATTCTCTTGATAGACGACTTCTAAAGCTTTCTTTTCCAGTTCCTCGACTGGTAAGTCAATCGCTTCTTTGGGAAGCAATACTGGGTAGAATGCACCCTCAGCATTCGTCAGAATGACATGAGTACCCTCTACTTCGTTGTTGGATGAAGAATAAATCCAACTCTTTCTGTTGAAATTTAATTTAGACATATATATCCTTTCTGTTTATTAAATAGACCAAGTGACTTGAGTCCTGATGTCTTTCGCTGAACCTGACAGCAGAGTAACAACACCGCTTTGGTTGACTTGCAAGTGCCTGTCTTCGCTTTGGCCAACCGAAAAAACTGTCACATGTAACATGGCATCTGTGCCAGGTAATGGAATGAGTTCTTGCGGTACACGTCCGAGAGCCACATCTCCGCTACCGGCTTTGATGTTTATCCTCAACGTCACCAAATCTCCCTGCCGCTTGTAGTGAATACCATTGACACCTGTTGATGTCCATTCGATGCGCTTGAGGTTTGCGTGGTCACTCCTTGCATTGGTTGACCATGCGCTCCATTTCCCAGCAAGTAGGACACGCTTAGCTGGCTCTGCTGTTGATATAGACGGGAAAAACATTTGGAAGCACTCGTTATTACTGTTAAGTACCAACAGCCAGCCATATTGACGAGCTGGATTGTTGTTTTCTGTACCATTTTTGAAATAGACACCAGTCGTCCGTTCTTGGTCAAAGTCTTTACCATAAGCATAAATAGCAGTGCCATTCTTCTGCGTCAAAGCGTGCATCTGGATAAGCTTGTCGTTGGCGTAGATGTCACCTTTGACATCAAGCGCCCCGCGCTCCCAGATTTTATTAATACCAACGCCAAATTGGCTATAAGATATGACTACACCCTCAGTCGTGACGATAGCTGCAAATTCGGTGCTTGTGTAACGGTCTTCAAGCTTTCCTACGATTTCCCACGTCTTATTGGCCGGATACTGTCCGGATAGGTTTGCTGGACTGTTGATAAGCTCTGAAATGCTCGTCCAAGATCCGGCAGCAGGACCAGTGTCTGATGTGTAGCTTGTATCGGCAAGAGGTTTAACCTTAAATGTCAATGTCATCTTGTTCTTCTGCGAACCATTGACAGTTAGAGGAGCGACTTTTGCCGTCCGAGTAATCGTAATCGTTCCACCGTTCAGACCAGTTCTTGCGACATCAAATTTCAATATAGGCGGGAAGTAGTCAAGGATAGTCACTGTACGCTCTATGGCGTTACTCGTTCGCCCTCGACTGTCTGTAACCCTCGCTCTGATTACTACTTGGCCATCATAGTTCATCAGTCCAAGGCCACCGCCGTTGGTTGTCGTGGATTGATTTTTGCCGACAATCTCCGCATAATAGCCTGTAATCGTCGAGCCGTAAACCCCAGAAGCTGCACCAAAATTAACTCTGATGTCAGATAAAATCTTGATGAAGTGCTCACCGCCAGAAACGATATTGGCTGCTATCGCATTGCCGTCCGTTAGGGTAAAGCCTGTCAAAGTCGGCTTGACGTTATCAGGGATAGAAAGATTAAGCCGCTTAACATCACGACCAATCTCTTTGCTTCCGTCATAAGTGATAATGGTAATATTTCCATAACCACTAGCGCTATCTGGAGTTTGTTCGCAAAGTTCCAAAGGCGGCGCCCAAGAAAAGCTGGTATCGACATTCTCTGTTGTTATCTGCTTATTAAAACTGCCATAGGTTGCCCATATAGCGTGTTTAAAAGCGTCATTCTTGCGATTAATGTTGATCGTCACAGGCTGGCCGATAACAGCCGTCACATCACTACCAGAACTTGCTCGTGGTATAGATGGTAATTTGACAGTTTGGATAACTCTGGCGCTTCCATAGTTACCAACATTGATGTCCAAGCCAACATCAAGACTAAACTCCTTAGAGCCATCGCCAGAATGATCAATACGATAGTCTTTGGACAGCAAACTTTTATCTTGGCTGCCACCGATGCCGGCATCGACATTGACTGTATCAATGACAGCGCCATTGACCTTGACTGTAATAGGTTTTGTGGACGATGGTATGGACACATAAGCATTAGAGACTAAATGCACCGATACATTAACCATCGTATAGTTACCGGCTATGTCTTGCCGCCTTACGCCCCAAGTAACATCGAGTTGTAAATTATGCCCCCAGCCGCCGCTGAAATTAGCTCTGACCATGTTTAAATACCTCCTACGTATCGAATTACATTCATGTCTGGATTGAGCTGATACTGTTCCTCACGAAAACGCCCAATTTGGAGCGTCCGAGTGAATACCCCATTTTCAATCTTTAAGACACCTTGTGAGATGTAAGCAACCTCAGAGCCGGCAGAGTAAAAGCTGATACGGTCACTCTCGACACGAACAGAGGATGAACCGTCTTTCTTGCCGATAATCAAGCCCTCATTGCTAGCACTCATATAGCTATCTAAGAAGCTCCAACGCTCAGCCATGTCGCCAAGATTGTTTTCAATCTTAGCAACCCTTTGCGTCGCTGCTACAAGTTTAGCTTCCGCTGCAGCTCGTCCAGCTTCATCAGCTTTGACATAGTCTTGATAAGATTTAATCCATTCATTGACTGTATCAATGCTTGCTTTGGCTTCAAGTTCCGCTTTAGCTAGTTGCATAGCTTCTGTTAAAGCGTTTAGTTGCTCTGCTGTGAGCTTGTTGTCGGCTTTGCTATCAATTTTGTCATTGACTTGTTTGAGCTGTTCCTCGTCGAGCGCTCCTTTAGGTCCTGGAGGACCTTGTGCGCCAGGGTCGCCTTTGTCACCTTTTGCACCAGCTTGACCGTCAGCCACGTTGCTAAAAGTCACTTCTGCTGTTGCCACTTTCTCGTCATTGAGATAGGCTTCGACTACTACTTGTAGTGTCTTCTCAAAGTCTGTCGCACGAACTAGCATTTGACTGCCACTACCGATGATAGAGTCGCCTTTCTTGTAAAAGATGATAGGCTCATACACCTTGCCATTCTTCTCTAGTGTAGCCATTAACAAGCTCTGGCCAGTGCTGTTCTTAAAGGCCGTTCCTTGGTCTGTAGATAGCTTCAACTCGTACGGTATCGCCTGCTCTGCAAGTTTAGCCATGCGAGTTAGCAAGCTATCCGACACCTTGTTTTGCAAGGCTTGGAAATTAGCAAAGACCGTCTTGTTCTCGCTCGGATTGGTAAAGCTGATTTGTTGCTCACTCACCCTAGCTTCCAGCACCAACATTGGACTAAAGCCTGTATCTTGGATTTTGACAGTATCGCCGATATCCAAGTCAAAATATCCGTCTGCTTCGTATGTGATAGCTGGATAGCAATATTTCCGGAGATTACGCAAGGCCGTGGAGATAAGCACTTCTTCGCTATCTGTATCGACTTCCATGTCCTTACGTATCCAGTTATCGCCTGTCTCAGTACCAGTCAAAACTGACGGATATAATTGTTTAGAAAGCGGAGCGAATAGCAAGCTATCCTTGAGGTAAAACTCGACTTCTCCCTTAGAGTTTTTCCACTCTTTCTTTTTCTTTGGATCGATGACCAAAGCGACTTGTTTGGTTTCGGTCTGCTTGTACTCAATATCTTTTAAGCTAACTTCTGGCGCAGTCCCTGTCGTTGTGACGCTTGTTCCTTCCACAGTTCTTCCGGCCTTTAGTTCTGGCGGGTAGCAAAGTGTCTCAATGGCTCCCAAATAAGCCTGAGCGTTATAAGTCCCAAGTGTCACATATTGCCGACCGGCATAGTTTTGCTCGAGTACCGTTACGGTACTTCCGTTATTAGCGATGATGATGGAAACGTGGCCATACTGTCCAGTTCCTTGAAAAGCATTGTGAGCTTTGATGTTTGCCAAAGAGCCAGCTTTCAGTTCGTTAGTCCCACGAGGGCGGACAACGGACCATCCGAAGTTTCCCCAAGCGTAGTCCGTGCCGATATAGGCAGCAGCAATACCAGCGCCGACCTTGCCAGAAAAACCAGTCACGCCACCACCAAGGCCAGGGCCACCTAATTTCATCGAATACCAAGCGGCCAGACCATAACATTGACCGCTACCAACTGTCCGACCTTGCAGGCCTTTCATTTCATTAATGACAGCGCTCGTCTTGTCTGCTTTAACAATCTGTGTGATCGGCTGACTCGGTTGACTGACTTGGTTGGCCGGCTGCCTCCAGAGATCATCTAGTTTATCTAGGACATTGCCATTAGAGCGATTAACACCGCCCCGAATATCTCGCATGAGAGCGATATAGTGGCCATATCCGGCCGCCGCATAGTCATATAACGCACCACCGACACGAAAAAGACCGCGAGTGTAATCTTCGATGTTCTGCTTGCCTTTCACACCGTAAAACTTGCGTCCACCGCTAGTCTGTTCAGCAAGAAGATAAGCATAGTCTTTCATGAAGTCATCAACTGACGCATAGTGGAAGTATGTCCCACCCTCGTTGGCCGGTCTAGCACTTCCTGTTGTGACCTTGACACCACTTGGTCGAGTCTGGGCTGATCCAGACATACCAGACCAGTTATTATCAATTCTGGCCACATTAGAAGCACCCCAGAAGCTTTCTAAGTAAAGTTGGCATATCATCCCAGACGGCAGTATGTTGTATTGCACACAGAGATTGAGGATAGTTTGGACTATCCCCGCGCTCATAGGATGACCGGCATAGTTTAAACCGCCACCGCCATACTTCTTCCCGCTATTTGCTGCCGTCCTCGCTGACGGATTGCTTATCTTGTCAGTTGTTGTAGTGCTGACCTCTTTCTTACCAACAGGTTTAACAGCGTTGTAGAGTTTGGTTTTATCTACCTTTCTCTTGATACTTTTGATATTCTTTCCATATTTCAGTATGACATCATTTCTCCTGCGTCCTATCCCTTGATTGGTTTCAGAGTGTTCCTTATAGACATTGATGACGAATCGGTCAAGCTGACTGTTTGATTTTAATTTCGTCTCAAACTCGATTTCAGCATCAAAGTTGCGAGCGAGAGATATTAAGCGAGCCAGAGAAGTTTCTTGCCCCTCCCACTGCAGTGACTTCTGCTGATCAGCAACTTCATTGATTCCAAGGTCGAGTTTTGCAACCCCTAAAATCCCCCATGTATCAAGATATTCAGAGAATCTCATAGCTCTAGGGGCTTTGTAGGCTTCTTGATATTCAAGCAAAAGTTCTAGACTGAGGTTTTCGCAGTAGCAACTAATGATATGTTCATCTTCTTCAGTCTTCATCACGTTAAAGAGATATGACCGGCCTTTGTACTTGAAGCTGACAAAAGCCCGCTCGTTTAGATGCTTATAGGCTTGTTCAGCATAGGTATCAGACTTGATTTTTCTCTTAAACACCGAAAATTGAAATATAGATGTCGCATTTTCAAGACTTCTCGTCCACTTGTCATTGAAGAAATTCAAGGTCGTCTGTTTATCATTGTCAATAAAAGCGACCTTCTTCAAGGCGCTGTCATGAATTGTTAAAAGCATTAGAGCCACCTTTCTTCAAATTCGATAGTTACAGTCGGCTTCTTCTTCGCCCAAGCAGACTGTAAGATTTCGATTTCGGACTTTCCGGGCGGAATAACCGGCCATAAAGAGCCGTCCACTACTTGGTCGAGGTCAGGGATGTTATTCAAAATCAAACTGTCATTTTCGCTGTTGATTACGACTGTACTACCTGCAGCATAGCGATTGGGAACATCTTTTGTGCCGTTGACAAAATCCTTACGATAGACGATGCTATCAAGATACATGCGAGTTGGTATTGGCTTATCGCCAAAAGCACCAATAGCGACATGTACTTTGACTGATTTCTTACCAGCGATTTCTGGGATAGTAAATTCTGGATGCGTACCGTACCAATGAACTTGTACCTTGTCATTTCTGCGGATAAGGTCACACCAACCAGTATCCTTAGTAAACGGATTTTCACCTTGATTGTGAGTTGGCCAGAATGTCCATTGCTTGACTAATTTGTAACCTCCACTGCCATTAGCAGCCAGGAAGTTGTACTCAGTGTTTAGTCCGTTTCCTCGCTTAATAGTTTCAACACCGTAGAGAAATTCACCATTTTCGCCAGTAAATGAAATTTTGATGAAACCATATTGATTAGCCGGATTGACCCAGAAAACCTGCCTCCACCAAAGATATTCATTGATTGCTCCTCTTTCTCCGACGCTGTCAGTAGGAATATCCCAAGTAAGCGATCCAGCATTATTTCCAAGAGGTCCGTTCCCATGATTGGCAAGAAATAGATGCGGCCTACCCCAAGCGCTTTGAATGGCCAATGTGCCGTTCAAGTTTTGGGAATTGTCATTCAAAATCGCAACATTCTTTTGACCGTCCGCAAGACCTTTGATGATGCCATTGTCTGAAACATAGTCCCAGAGGATTTCAGAGTGCTTATATGGAACGATATCGGCTTCCTCGATACTTCCCGTCTCAAAAGCAAACCGCTCGCTCACAAGGCCGTAATATCCGTTTTCATCGTTGGCCTTAAAGGTGATAATCGGATAAGCGTCTGCAGTGCCCTTATTGTCAATGGCAAAAACCATCTTGCCTTGACGTTCCTCATAGTCCACTATACGCTTGTAGGTCGTAGAGTGAGCTACACCGTCTGGCACTAGGAAAGTAATTTCTCCTTTCTGGCAAACTCGATTTATATTTCCGATTGAGACGTCACCTGTTGGAATGGCCATGTAATACTTATCAGGCTCATCTTCAAAAGCCAGACGAGCTGGCTCTTTGACATGCAGCACGCCCGCAAGCTCATGTTTCAATGCCTCTATTTCAGCAGCTGTCTTCTCCAACATCGTGAAGCTAACTGTTATCTTTTTGGCACCAAAGCTGACTTTTTGGATATTCGTCCCGATTAGAGGAGCGTCAACTTGTGAGATATTCCTATCATTTCCGATTGCTCGGACGACTTCTCGTACACGAAAAAAACGGCTCATACCAACGCCGTTGAAAGTCATTTCTTCCGTCAAATTATCACTCCTCTCATGCGATTCATCATTTCTTCCTGTTCAGATTGCCAGTTCATGAACTTACTTCCTGTCTTAGCGACAAGAGTATTATCATCCAGTACCATCTGTACTGGTCTTTCTAGGGCTTTCTCTGCGATATCCAAGGCCCTTTCAGATAGTTCGTCAACTTTTTTGCTAAGCTTTTCAAACTCACTAGATGCAAGCGTATCTAGTCGATAGCTGCCTCTTACGATGCTGTCCTGGATACTATCTGACCCAGTAAGAGCCACATTCCCTGTTAGAGTTGTTTGCTCGAAAATGTCCGACATTTCGCCAGCCATTCCAGATACTAGCGACTTAGTGTCTTTAAAGCGGTCTTGCAATCCCTCGTTCAAGCTATCCATGATAGCCCGACCATGAGGTATCAAGAGTTTGCGGTCGTATTCGATTGGGCCTTTATTTTCACGGATCCAGTCAGCAATGCCGCCAACAAAGTTCTTGACATTGTCAAAGGCCCCTTTGAGACCTTTCAGGAATCCATCGATGATTGCTTTACCAGCTTCAAACAGATTGATTTTCTTCAATCCATCAAATACCTTGGTCACACTAGAAACGGCATTAGAGACACCATTTTTTAAGTCATCCCAAGCCTTTTGAGCACCTTGAACAAGACCATTGATAACATTCACAACGGCAGTTTTTAAGGCATTCCACGAAGCCTCTGCAGTAGCTTTGAGGCCATTCCACAAGCTAGAGAGTGTATTCTTGAAGCCTTCCCATGCAGCAATAGCACCGCTGATGAAGCTGGTAATGATGTTTGTAATGGTCGTTTTCAGCCATTCCCACGCTGCGGAAGCTGCGCCAGTAATGCTATCCCACACAGCCTGCAAAGCTGATACTAAGGTCTCAAATACAGTCTTGGCATAACCTACGATAGCATCCACAACTCCGCTGAAGTAAAGTTTTAGCCCTTCCCATACCATGGAAATGGCATTTTTGATGTTATCCCAGATAAGGCCCATATCTTCTCCGAGCTTGCCAAAGTTCCCTGTCAGCAAGTCGATGATGATGAGGGCTGCCCCCATTACAATGGACTTGATAAACTCCCAAGCCCCTTGAAAGACCATCTTAACTCCATCCCACATCTTAGAAAGACCGTCTTTGACATTGTTCCAAAGACTGACAAAAACATCGATAAATGGCTGGACAATCGTCATGACTGCTTGAGTGATGGCAGTCCATGCAGTAGTAAAGGCTGACTTAATGCCGTTCCATAAATTAGAAAAGAACTCCGTAACACCATTCCAGATGGCCTTGATAGCCACTACATGCGCAGCCCATACAGCCTGCACACCAGCCCATATCTTCTTAGCTCCATCGGAAATACCAGACCATAAACCACTAAAGAAATCAGAAATCCCTTGCCAGGCATCCTTGATCCAGCTGACGAAACCAGCCCATATCTTCTGACCGGTTTTAGTCTGAGTGAAAAACCATGTTAGTGCTGCAACTACTCCAGCTATAGCAGCAACTATAGCTCCGATAGGATTGGCAACTATTGCAGCATTAAAGGCGATTACAGCGCCCTTGGCAACGGTTATTGCAGTAGTAAAAGCAGACACAGCCTTAAATGCCAGAAATGCTGTGAGCAATCCAGCAAGAACAGATTTAAGGTAACTTACTGCAAATTCATTTTTTTTAATAAAATCTGTAAAAGATTTTAAAATTCCAGAAACGAACTTTATACCACCGGACAACACTTCAAATGCCGTTCCTAATGCACTTACTCCTCGCTCGCTTCCTGCAATCCCCAACAAGTCACTAACAAAACTCCCAACGATTTCGCTGACATTCCCGATAATCGAACCAATATTTTCAAATGCCCCTCGGATATTGTCACCGATATTAACAATTTGACTGGCAGTAGACTCACTGATTCCCAACTGTGTGAGGAAGTCTATGTTATCCTTTTTGCTCAAAGAGCCGAAAATCATGTCATACAGAGTACTTAGTACACCACTGACTTGCCCGAAAACATCGTACAGTTCCTCCATGATACTTTCGCCGATATAATCGCCAAAGATACTGTTCACAACTTTGTTAAGAGTTGTTCCTAGCAAACTAGGGAGACCGCTTAAAATATTTTGGACCATAGGAATGAAGTTGTTAAAAAGGAATGTTGATGTGGTATCAGCTAAAGCTTGTAGCGATGGTCCGATGTCTTCCCCAAGCGCCAACTTCCCAAGCACATTCTGCGCGGAAGCTTTCATAGCAGCAAACGATCCACTAAAAGTTGATGAGGCTTCTTTCGCTGTTGTACCAGTAATATCTAGTTGTCCTTGGATGGCATGGATTGCCTGATAGACATCAGCAAGGCTATTGATGTCGTACTTAACACCTGTCAGCTTTTCAGCATCAGCCAGCAGTCGCTCCATTTCAGTCTTTGTTCCACCGTACCCTAACTTGAGGTTATCAAGCATCGTGTAGTTTTGCTTTGCAAACCCCTGATAAGCGTCCTGGATACGATCCATGGAGGTCCCCATCTTGTTGGCATTATCAGACATGTCTATCATGGCCATATTAGCCACATCTGCCGCCTTAGCAGTATCTCCACCAAGAGATTGCAAGAGACTAGCTGAGAATCCTGTTACATTCTCCATGTAGGCATTTGCTGACAATCCGGCAGTCCGAAAAGCCTCATTTGCGTAGCCTTTTACTTTTTCCGCAGAATCTTTAAATAAAGTATCAATACCTCCTAAAGATTGTTGGAGATTAGCACCCTCAGAAATGGCCGCTGAAAAGGCTTTGCCTATCCCTGCAGCAGCAATCACCTTCGTCGCAATACTAGCGATAGAAGAACCTATCGTCATGCCAGCGCTCTGTCCAGCTGCGCTTGCTTCGGGAGCAATGGCATTCTTTATCATTCCGCTAATGCCTTTAGCAGACGGCATAATCTGCACATAAGCTTGACCTAACTCTGTTGCCACTAGCTTTCACCTCCATTCTTTCCTATGATTTCTTGTTTCATTTTTTCAAATTCCTCACCAGAATCGAAGACCATTCCCATGCGCTCTTGCTCTACTGCTCCTGTTAGCTTAGCAGCTATCGACTCAGGACGATTGCGCCCTTTCTGACCGTCGCTGGTCTTAAACCAGACTAGGGTCGTAAGACGGTCAAGCATAGCAGCAGTAAGCAAGGTATCAAAGCTTGCTTGATTCCCAGACATAGCTTGCTTGATTCGTGAGTCTTCGCGCAGACCTACAGAAAAGACAGCTACCTGATATGCAGATAGCTGTCTGTAGTCGTATATTCTGTAAGTCTCTGCCAAGTCGCAGATAAGAGCCTCCTCGTCGGTCTTCATCATCTTGGCGAGGACGACTAGTTTTTTACCGGTTTCTGATTCGCAAAGATTTCCTCAACTTCACTCATCAAAGCTTCCATTGGAACCAGTCCCTCATCTGTCCGAACATGGTCTTTCAGATTCTGAGCTTGTGGTCCTAGCATTAGATTAAGCAGCCGTGGAAGTACAAGCGGATTTGTATCCACTTCTGCGATAGCTTCGACAAGCTCGTAGTTGTTCAAACGGTCTTGACTGATTTCAAATTCAAAACCTGTTGACGTAGTCCCTTTGATTGTTTTAGCTTTCGACATAATTATCCTCCTGGTACAGCTGCTGGAGCTTTGATGTATTCGTAGTGAGTGTTTCCTTGCTTATCTGGAAAGGCTGTGACTGTAGTCTCATATCCGACTGTTTCGCCATCCTTATAGCTCACTTCGCCGATTTCTGTCACTTTACCTTGTGGAATGACAATGCGCTTCATGATGCCGCCTTTGAGGATGATTTCAGCTACCAGACAGTGGTCCTGCAATTCTTTAGAGTTTGCTTTGACCACAATACCAGTGCTAAGATCCCCGCTCACATTGTCCTTACCGTAGATTTCTTTCAAGACATCTACATTAAGAGCTTCAATCAGCGTGTAGCTAAATGTGTCTTTCTTTTCTGTCTGTGATGAGTTCACCACATCACCGCCCCAGGCTTTAATATCTTCAGATTCCGGTGAGTTCGTGTTCGTCATACCGTCTTCTGAGATATAGCCGAGGGACTTAAAAGCTGCATCCAGATCGCTTGTTGCATCAGTTGGCAATGTAGAGCCTAGCGGTGCAGAGTAGATAGCCCCGCCCACTTTAGGCTTGGCAGTTGTAACATTTGATGATGTTGCCATATAATTTCTCCTTAAAAATAATTAATGTCGAATACCGCCTGATAGCGATATCTCTTAGTTTCTGTGTCCGTGAAGTTGTAATCGCTGTTCAAGTGGACACCGCTGATTGAATCTAGCTCTACCAGCCCTTTCACAGCTTCCTTGACCTTTCCGTTCAGCTCTGCAGCCTTCTGCATTGATGGCGCATAGCTTTGAAAAGCAAATGTCGCAGTCCCAGAATGATTTCTCTCAGCATTCCCTGTCTTCTCAATCATGATGAAACTACTCGGCATTTTGCTCTCATGCTCAAAAAAAGACGGCACGCCTAAACGACCGTCAAGGTATTTCTTGATGATAATTTCAATCATTTAGCGCACCGCCTTTAGTAAAGTATTGTTCTTGGAATTATCGCGCTTAGCCTTATTACTCTTAGCATAGACCATAGCGTTAGCCCGGTTGCGACCGACATGGATATCTTGCTCGTATCCATCGCCACATCTGCCCTTGATGCCAGCGGCCTTTTCTCTCAAGATTGACTGCATAGCCCCTGATTTCATCAGCTCAGACACTCCCTTGCGATCAAGTTTAAAAGAAACATTACTCATATCGCTCTACCATCACTTTCTTGTTCCAGTCTAGCGGTATGAGACTTTCAATCCCCTCTATCGGAATCCCAAAGGTCTTCCATCGCTGATTGAAAAATCGCACTTCTTTGTCTTCCCAATCATGAGTGTCTCCTTTTGGAATGGCCAGTGTATAGACAGCTTTCTTGCCGGTCAAGCTCATCTGATTGACAATATCATCGGTCATCGTCGGTGTTACAAGCACATTCTCGACTTGCACCTCAGACTCCTCAAAGGTCGAATGTCCAAAATCATCCTGACCTGTCTTGACCTTGTCAATCAAAGTTACTGTGATACCTTTAATTCTGCCCATATAACTCAATCACCCCATATCGTTGCTTTTTGAGACCTAGTCGCTTGAGTTCAGAGTCTTTGATGAAAAGACCACCGCCTGGCACTAAATATGATCCACTAAATGAGTAGCCCAAGGCGCTCTCTGTCATCTGCGTCATCGGCTCATGGTCCGTCGAGGTCATCAGTGTTCTTGCGACCACATCAACCGTGACAGACTTTACCACATTAGCGTATGACGGGCTTTCTTGGACCATCTTGTCCAAGTCTTTGCCTACTTTCCTAGCTTCAACCCTCAAAGAGTCAGAGACAACTCCCAACAGTGCCTCTGCTCTCTTGCTTTCGTCAAATTTCAAAGACCGCCACAAAGTTTCCAGATCTCCCACTGTTGCAAAGTTCGTCATCTATTCCTGCCCTTCGTGTTCCGCATGAAGTGCCAGCAAATCGGCTTTACGAGCCGAGCTGTCATATTCCACACCAAGCTCATCGAGCCTTGACTTCAATTCTGGTACAGTCAGATTAGCTGCTGCATTAACTTCATCAACTGGCACCCAATCGCCAGAGAGAACACTCTCTGACGAAATTACAATACCAGTTTCGATATCTTGATACAATGCCATATAGCACCTCCTTATGCGCCTTTAACGCGAGCGAAAGCGTCTGGATCCAAAATGCCCCAGCCAATGAATGCCTCTGAACGCAGACAGATTTCGTTATAGGCTTTCAGGTCACGACCAGTACCGTCTGGATCACCGTATTCGATGATTTCCATAGGAATATTTTCAGCATAACCCCACTTGAAGCGGTTTTGGAAGTCCCCAGCGATGACATGATCCTTTTCAGCAGTTCCGCCAGTTACGACCAAGTTCTTGTTGACGTCTGATTTCATTCCGTAGAATGAGTCAGGATTTTGTCCGAAGCGGAACTCTGGATACTGAACGACACCATTGACCTTCAATTTAGCAAGAGATTGTCCAGCAAGCGGAGACAGAGCCAGTCCAGTCACTTCTCCACCCTTAGCCACAACTGCCTGAACAGCTGCATCGATATTGTCATCGATTTTCGTTTCGTCAAATGTCACGATGTTTCCTGTTACCACACCATCAAATGAGTTATCGCCACGGAATGACGCATCTTCCAAAGACTTCGGCTCCAATCCATGGAGCGCCGCAATGTCAAATGCTGTTGCGATTTTCTTGGCAAATCCATCTGCATAAGCGCGCAAGTAGTTCATCTTCTTTTCTTCCGTAGCGTACTTAAATTCATTTGTTATCCGTGCCTGATAGACGAATTTCAAAGGCTTGATGACCTTAGATGTGAGAGTTGCTTCTCCAGCTTTTTTCTGCTTTCCTTCTCCAACAATTTGAGCATTACCTTCCAGGTTAAAGATGAATTGCTCTGTCCCATTGAATGGAATCGGTGTCTGTGATGACAGCTTAGCAAGTACTGAGTGCCCCTGCACCTTGCTCATGATTTCTGTCACTAATTCTGGTTTGAAACGTGTTGCTGCTTCCATAGTTGTCATATTTTATTCTCCTTTTGTTAATTCGCGAGCCATAGATAGCCAGCTCGCATCTGCTTTGTCACCGATAATCGGCTCTTGGTCCTTAATCGGCGCTGGTTTCGTTGACGGCTTTAAGAAGCCAGCCAAGCGCTCTGCGTCTGCTCTCAAACTTTCCTCATCAGTCCCTTGCAGTCGATCAGCTAGGTCATACGGCAGTCCATTCTGTAGAGCGATTCGAGTTCGCAAATCAGCTGTTTCATAACCAGCCACTCTTGACTCAAACTCTGCGATTTTCTTGTCGTATTCAGCTGCGCTCTGCTTGGAAGATTCCAAAGCTGATTGCAATCCGGCTTTTTCTTTTTCCAATTCTTCTACACGAGATTTGAGTTGGTCATAGTCGCCAAATTTCTCCTTTTCACGAGCCAAGCGTGCCTTGATGGCCGCGTCAAATTCTTCTTGCGTAGTGATTGGTGTAAATTCTGACATTCTCATGTCTCCTTTCTCCTGCTTTCCCGGCAGTTCGGTAATTTTGGGCATCAAAAAAAGCAGTCACAAGACCGCTTATTTTAATAACTAATTTTTTGCTTTTTCTTAGGCTTGGTCGTAGCACAAGCCCAGTGCGCAAGCAAAGCACTATCCATCAAAGAAATATCCATATCGTCAAAGTGCGATCGATAACCAAAGCCACCGTTTGAGCCAATATTCCGCTTGTCACAGTTAGT